ACAATTTCATCATTGGTAGCGTCTAGCCATATAATATCAATGTAACAGTAATCTTCAGTGTTTACTAATTCAGAATTAATAACTGTGATAGTATTTTTTTCGTCGTAAATAAAAAATAAATCTTCTTCTAAAATGTCTGGATAAAGGTTTGGGTCATATTTGTGGAATAATCTACAAATCTCAATAATCCTTTCTTTTAATAAAGAATGTTCGGTAAAAAATTGTTTGTACTTGCTCATAATTTTGGTTTTTAAAAAGTAGCAAGGCATTTATCACCTTGCTACGAAGAACACTATTAACTACTCTCGCTCACTAAAAAAGCCTCTTTATAAATCAATCGATTTCTTTTCTTTTGTTGCGTGATATCTCAATCGCTGATATTCTCTTTTTTTCTCTTTGTTTGCCTCGTAATTTGCCTTTCTTTTTGCAAATAATTCTGCTTTCTTTTCAGGGCTTAAAGAATGGTATCTTTTTTTTAAATTCTCTAAATACTTTTGTTTTTGGTATTCAGGCATATTCTTTCGATACTCCTCTTTCTTTGCGTTATATGCTATTCTTTGTTCTAGTGTCATGGTTAAAATGTAAGTTATTCATAAATAATTTCCATGCCATATTGCAAAGCAACTTCATGCTCAATTTTACAACCTCTTGCATTTTCCCAGCCTTTTGCAAAATAAACACTACTGCATTCGCTCATATATTCAAGTGACTTTGCTAAAAAAAATACAGGTATTTGAACAATTCCTCTTAAACTCATGGAATCTTGAGAATACCATTCATCTTTAAAGTAAGTATTTATAGCCTCTAAATTTTCTTTTTTAGCATATTCAAGAAACTTGTTTTGATTGTTAGTAATTTGTTCCTCTGTTAAGCCATTCATTGGCTGACTAATCATTATTTTTTTCATGGCTATTTGTTAAAATGGTAGTTCTTCGTCAAAGTTTAATTTAGTTTTCAATTCCTGTACGGCTGGATTATTAAGTAGCTGTACATTACCGGTAGATGTTATTGAGCTACTCTCTGTAGATGCGTTTGATTTCCCACCGAACTCTAAGGTCGCAACCCTACAGTTAAGTATCGCGGCAGGTTCCCCATTTTTTTGCATATAAGAATTAACGGTACCAGATCCTTCTACCACAACATAGGTTCCTTTGGTTATGTGTGGCTGCAATTTGGGCCCTCGTTCTCCCCAGATATTACATGATGTCCATATCGTTTTTTCTGAAGGATTTGGGCCATATATCTTTTCTGTGTGCGCTACACTAAAGGTACATACAGTCGTATCGCCTACAGTCTTTAGTTCGGCATCATTGCCTACCCTTCCTGATACAATAACTTTAATCATTTTCTTTGTTATTTGAATAGTTACTTAATAATGATTCTATTGCTGATATTACTCCAGGTAAGATAAAATAACTAAAATGAATATCAGTAATATTTGTTGCGTCGGCTAAAAACATTAGCCAGAATACAATTTCTGCAAGACTTGTTCTCTGTGACATTACGGGTATAATTGAATGAAAAAATTATTTATTGGTAAAAATACAAAAAATAATTTAACAAAATAGTTTTTTATAAAAAATAATGTATATTTGCATAAAATTAATGAAAATGGCTATTAAGAAAAAGAACGTAATGATGTCGGAAGAAACCCATTGTAAACTTATGGAAATAAGAATGAAGGTTTATAAATCAAAGGGCTTATTGCTAACAATGGAGAAAACTATTCTGCATTTAATTGAAAATCAATCTTAGTATTAAAGAAATAATTGTTTTTGACTATATTCGAAGCCGTGGTAATTTGTCACGGCTTTTTTTATTAGGGGTAGGCTCGAATAGGGGCTATGTCGAATGAGGCAAGGGGCAATGTCGAATGAAACCAAAATCGTTTTTGAAAAAATGGAAAATCGTTTTTGAAAGTTTAATATTTTGACAAAAACTGTCAAAAATATTTGGTCAAACTACTACAATGTTTGCAGATACATATACAAATTACATAGATAAGCATATACACATATAAGGTAATGTAAAATGGTAATAAAATTTACATTTAATTGTAACTATATATAGCAAAAATACCTAAACAAAACCCGATTGAATATTCTAGGTAAAATCTGGGATATAGTAGATTAATATGAGGTAATATAGTTTGTATAATATAAAGAAAAAACCATGTTAAAATTCCAGTAAATAAAGTAGAAAACCATTTCGTTGAAGTCAACAAAATGATGATAAAAAAACCGAAAAAAAACCAAAAAATAAATTAAATAAATAATTTAACAATCGTGCTTCGGCTCGAACAGACAATCGGTCGGCGGCGGCTAAGGTCGGGTCGGTCGGCCGAAAAAAAATTTTTTTCTAGGCGATTTCCAATCGGGAATGACGCTTGGTTAACCGGAAACTGGAAGGATCTCTGAATTGAGGTCAAAAAATCCAGTCCAGCCAAATCCCAGGGTTTTTCGGAAGTCCTACTAAATTGGTAGGGTTTATTTGTCCTATCAAAAAGGTAGGGTTAATTTTGGGCCGTCCCAGGTTTTGAAGATCCTAAAAAAGTCCTATCAAAAAGGTAGGGTTAATTTGTCCTACTCAATTAATAGGATTAAAAAAGTTCTACTAAATTAATAGGATTAAAATATCCTACTAAAAAAGTAGGGTTAATTTTCTTCCCTGGAAACAAATTTTTTAAAATTGATCTGATTAAAATTTTGGGCCGTTCTTCTGTAGGTTAAAAAATAATGATAAAAAAAAATTAAAAAATATTTGCATTTATAAAAACTATGTGTACATTTGCCTATCAATTATTTCAAACAGTCAAAAACAAAACAAAATGACAACAACAACAAAACTCACAAAAGAATTTTTTAACACTAATTTAGATCTATTTTTCGATGCCTATTTTGATACGGCGTGTAAAGAAAAAAATGTAGAAAGATTGATAGTTATCGATTCTAGACTATGGATTAAATTTATGTCTGATTCTAAAAACCTACAATTAAACTTTGATTTATTACAAGATCTATTTATTAATGAGTTAAAAATTTGGCGCCAAGAATTTACTCAATACTTCGCGTAAAAAATCAAACGGCCGGCCTAAAAACCGGCCAATTTTAAAACAGTCAAAAACTAAAAAAAATGGAAACAACAATTTTAACAGAAATTAACCCTATTTCTGAATGCTTTAGTAAATTATCTAAAAATTTAAGCGATCGCCGTTCATTAGACTATTTATTAGAAAATCACAATGAAGACGAACTAAAAAAAGAACTTATTAATTTTTCTAAAGATTTTTTAATATCTACTTTAGATAATGAGATAGAGTTGCAAAAAAGGTACAAAAGGAAATTAGGCACTTTTGACGAACTGATTAAATATCTGCTTAAAAATATTTGTTCTAAGGATCAATTAAGGCCGGCCATGAATAGCGTATATTATGACAAAAACGAAAAAAATATAGTCGCTACCGATGCCCACATTTTAGCCGCAATAAGTTTAAAAAATTTACCTATTTCTGATATAAACGAAAATATAACTTGTTTTGCTGGAGATGTTTTTTTATCTCATTATGCTTTTGATAGTTTTAAAATTGACAAGTACGGAGATATTTTGAACGAAAATTTAAACGATAAATATCCAAATTATAAGGCTATTTTACCTGAATTAAATTACTTTGATTACCCTTATTTTTCGATTAATCCTTTATTATTCAACGGCCTTAAAACTTTAAATAAAATGGCCAAAAAATTGAGGATTAAAAGAATGGCTGTTAAATTAGATTGTTTGGAAAATAAATCTTATTTGGGACTTTCTAATTTAGTAAGATATATAGAACTACATCAGAAATTATATGGCAATTATTCCTATATTCATTTTACTAGGAATTCAAATAGTGAATCCTCAATGCTTTACAATGTAGATTTATTGGATCAATTTAGGCTATTAATTATGCCGGTTTATGGCCATGACTTAAATGAGTGTTTCGATCTCAATTTATAAACAATCAACAAACTTTTTTTTAAACAGTCAAAAACAACAAAAAAATGGAAACAACAAATTTTAAAACAGTTGAACAAATTTATTCAGATATTAAAGAAAATATCTTGAATATGGATTGTCGCGAGGTTAGGACATTGCATAATGAATATTGTGACAATATGTCTTATTCTGATGATACGATTTACGATAATGACGCTTATACGGTTAATGAATTTTTTAACAATTCCTTTGACGCACTTAAAGCAATGTTTTATGGTTCCTATAACCCCAATGATGAATTTTTTAAATTTGACGGTTACGGCAATTTAGAAAGTATTGATAAAAATGATATATTAGATTGTATTGACATTAAAGGAATTATTTATAATATTTACGACAATCCTTATGAATATGTAGATTATGTAAATTTTTTAACGGATGAATATATAGAGAATATCGAGACGTTAAAACAAGATTAAACCAAATTAGTAGCCGGCTAAAAACCGGCTACTTTTATTTTTCAACTTAAAACTAAAAGAATGTTAATTGAGAAAATTATTTTCTACCTACTCATAGGTTTATTATTTTACCCTATTATCCTATTTTATGTTTGTGTTCTAGTGGTTCTATACTATGGATTAAAAGGTAAAATTGAAAAAAAGTAAATAAATTTTTAAACAGTCAAAAACAAAAGATTATGAAATTTAATGAATGGATTGTGATTTTAAATGGTTCTAGAATTGATTCTAACGGTTTTTATTGTAGTGCTTCATGCGTGACGGCCTACAGTAAAAAAGAAGCATTGAGAATATTAGCTAAGGCAAAAATGTATTATTTTGGATCCTATAGGCTAAATGCTAAGAGTAAAAAAAATACTTACATTAAAATGAATTTTTGTACAAAAATTTATAATTAACCAACAATTTTTTAAAACAGTCAAGTAGTTTTAAGGCTGATAATTAATTTTATCAGCCTTTTTTATTTATATCTTTCTTTCTGTAGTATAAACTACCTTTTAGACATATCCGGTTAATTAATTTTAACCGGATATTTTTTTATTGCCAGATAAATAGGTTAATAAATTTGTCACATATTTGCCATATAACAAACGATAAATAAAATATAAGGTATTACGCTACATTAATATAAAAGTAGCTTAAAACTAAAATATAGCGTTTATATCAAATTTATATAAATATTACATAAACCGCTTTATATATCAGCATAAAGGATAAAAGAAAGATAAAAGGTATTTATATTGATTATTTCTATTATGTTTTATTATCAGCTGCAAAAGAAAGGATATAAAACAAATATCTATAGCGTTATATTATTATTATTTCAAAGGATCAAACAAGTATTTTTTTTACGTCGTTTTACCCTGGATTCAAGCAAAAAAGGACAAAAAAGGCCGAAAAATGGCAAAAAGACGCATTTTTGGGCAAAATTCGACAAATCCTATCGGAGAAGTAGGATTTGAGGACCTGGGGGGAGGGGTTGACCGTTTTTGACGCGAAATACCATTGTCGGGCGCGCTCAATCTCGTATCAATCCAAAAATATCAATAGTGGGTATAAAAAAATAATTGTACTTTTGTGATATGCCAATATTAAACAATAAATCATATCGTCGGTTTGAGAATCCTATTAAGAGGAAACCTCACCAGAATAACGAAGAAAATAAGTTTTACGGTACTCCTTTGTGGAAAAGGCTTAGGCATTTACAGAAAACAAGGAAGCCGATGTGTGAGGTTTGCGAAGCTAAAGGCATTTTTACAGATTGCTCCGATGGAAACAACAATGGTATAGCTGACCACGTTATAAGAATTTTAGACGGTGGTCATCCATACGACGAAAGAAACTTGTTTACTTTATGTAAACGGTGTCACCACGTAAAGAGTAATATGGAAGGTAAAGGCTTTTTACCAGCAAGAATGGCAAGTTCTGACGGTTATTACCTTCCTGCCTCCAAAGAGGATATAATTAAAGCTATTTTAAACAAAAAAGTAAATTGAAATGAAAACAGAAAAGTTGAAAGACTTGCAAGGCACTTTAAAGCCTAGTAGGGTTAAAAGAATTACTCCACAACAGATAATTGCTCATAATCCATTTGATTTAACCAATGAAGAACAAGATACTGTTGAATTAGTAAAAAAACATCTTGAATCTGCCGGTGCTAGTTACAATGTGGATATTATTGCTATCAATATGCTAGCAAGGTTATTGACTGTTATTCAACACGCGGCTAATAACATCTTAAAAAATGATGGTGTGGTGGTTTATCCTAATGGTGTTCAACAAATTTCACCAGAGTGGACTATGTTTAAACAGTCAGTTGAAATTTATAATGATATGTCTGATAGGTTTGGACTTGACCCTAAAGCAAGATTGAAGCTAGAATACTTTAATAGGGCTGATAAGAAAGAAGAAGATCCAATTATGAAGCTAATTAAAAACGCCTAATGTTTGATTTAGAAAACGAATTGATAGGCGAATATGCTAGATTAGCTATTCAAAGACACTACAATGACCTTAAAAAGTCAGAAAGTGCTAATTTTCCTTATTATTACGATACAAAAGCCGCAGAAACTTATATTTCCTTTATGAAAGTGTGCAGATTAACAAAAGGGGAATATGCTGCTATGAATGTTAATGTCATGCCCTGGCAGGAGTTCTTTTGGGCTATGATATTTGGATGGAAGCGTAAAATTGATAAAAAACGTAGATTTAGAAAGGTTTACCTAGAAATATCAAGAAAAAATGCTAAAACGGAAACAGCTGCCCTTACTGCGGTGGCTTGTTTTATTCTTGACCAAGAGAAAGGAGCTGAAATTTACACTGCTGCCACTACTAGAGATCAGGCAAGAATTTGTTGGGATGCCGCAAAAGTAATTTTGGATTATTTAAAGAAAGATAGTTCGGCAGTAAACAAGATGGTTCAAGTTAGAGCGCACTCAATTTACTCTACAGGTTCAAACTCTAAAATGATTCCTGTATCTTCTGATGCTAAAACACTAGATGGATTAAATCCTCATGTAGCTATAGTTGATGAATTTCACGCACATCCGGATTCATCGGTACTTGAAATTATGGAAAGTGGTATTGGTAGTAGAAGTCAGCCTTTAATTTTAATTACTACTACGGCAGGATTTAATAAAGAAAGTCCCTGTTATCAGTTGCGTAAAGTTTGCTTAGATATTATTAAGGGCCATAAACATGATGATGCAGTATTTCCACTAATATTTTCTTTAGATGAAGATGATGATTGGCAAAATAGTGAAGTATGGGTAAAATCTAATCCATCTATGAATGTCACTATTGGTATGGGTTATTTGCAGGATCAATACACAAAAGCCATAAATGAAGGTGCAGCTAAGCAAATTGGCTTTATGACTAAAAATCTTAACTATTGGACAAACACTCATGCTACATGGATTAATGAAAATATGTGGAATGAGTGCGAAATGAAAATTAAAGATGATTTTTTATTAAACAGACCCGCATTTGGTGGTTTAGATTTGGCTCAAACCATAGATATTAGTGCTTTTTGTTTGTTTTTTCCAGAATTTGACGGTAAACCAGCTTTTGTTATATGGAAATACTGGATTCCTGAAGAAAACGTAAAGGAAAGAAGTCTTAGGGATGGAGTTCCTTATATGGATTGGGCGTTAAATGGAAGCATAAAGGTAACAAATGGCAATATTGTAGATAATGATGCTATTATTAACGATATATACCTTTTATTTCAAAAATACAACATAAGAAGTCTTGCTTACGACCCGTGGAGAGCAACCCATGTTGTTATTTCATTACAAGAAAGGGGAGTTAATGTAAGACCGTTTCCGCAAAGTTTTCCCGAAATGAATACGCCTATTTGTGAATTTGAGAAAATGATAACTGGTAAAAAAGTATTTCATGATGGCGATCCGGTAGCAAAGTGGATGTTATCAAATGTGGCATTAATTATAAATTCTACAGGATTAGTTAAGTTTGACAAAAGGAAATCTAATGAGAAAATAGATGGTATGGTTGCAGCAGCCATGGCTATT